GGCGCCGACGGGAACACGTACAGCATCGACACGATCGCGGGTCTTCACGTAACCGCTGCTGACTGGAGTAATAACAGTCACAAGATCACGAGCCTGGCTAACGGATCTTCGGCGCAGGACGCTGCTGCTTTCGGTCAGATCATGCCCAAGGCTGGAGGTACCTTTACCGGGGCAGTTGTCGAGGCTGCTGTGAGCCTGACCTTCGCCACGACGATCTTGGTCAACGCAGCCTTGGGGAACACCTTCCGGGTTACCCTGACGGCAAGCACTGGTACGCTCGACGCGCCGTCGAACCCCACCGACAACCAGAAGATCATAGTCGAAGTCAAGCAGGATGGTACCGGTAGCCGGACCTTGGCCTACAACGCGGTATACCAGTTCACCACGCAGAACCCATCCCCGACGCTTTCCACTGCGGCGAACGCGGTAGATGAGCTCATATTCATCTACAACTCTTCTGCCGCTAAGTGGCGTTTCCAGGGCGCTCGTCTCGGGTACACCTGATGAGCATAGCCGTAGCTCAGGCTGTCTCCAAGAACACCCTGAGCTCCACGATCACGGCGACCGGAGGAAGCGGCGACCGCGTTTTGGTTGTCTGCGTGAACAGCTACAATGCAACTCTTCAGGGCACGATCAGCAGCGTCAAGCTTGGCACCACTTCCCTGGTCCAAGCCGTTACCCTGACAAACACGGGAGACGGTTTCGAGAGTTCCTGGATTTACTACCTGCTAGGGGCCCAGTCAGGCCAGACTTCCGTCGTTGTCAGCGGAAGTAACTTGTCTGTGGCTTCGTCTGACGGCGGAGTAGACATCGTTGAACTGTCAGGGATAGCCCTTTCCAGCGCACTGGACAAGGCAGTATCTGCCCAGAGCGCGACAGGTAACTATTCCATTAGTTCCGGAACCTTGGCCCAGGCTGACGAGTTCGTCATCGGAACTGCGGATGGCGTCAGTCTCGGTTCGGCTTCCGGATGGACGATGATAGGCACGCCTAGCGGAAAAGCTACCGGATATAAGATAGTATCTGCTACTACGTCGCAGACTTTCACCGGAACAGCTTCCGCGGGCGGGTGGGTTTCCACGCTTGCCTCCTTCAAGGCGCCTTCCTCATCGTCTAAGGCCGTAGCCGCAATCGCGTCCATGCTCTAACCGAAAGGAGCCTGATGCTTTCGATCACGTTTTCCGGCTCCTTCGACAGAACTGACAAGTTCCTCGCATATCTTGGAAAAGGCGAACTCTACAAGAACCTGGACGTCTACGCTCGTCGCGGCGTCGCGGCTCTCGCGGCAGAAACGCCAACAGAGTCCGGCGCCACGGCAGCGGGATGGGACTATATTCTTGAGGTTGGCCCAGGATACGCATCGATCTGGTGGGTAAACACTCATGTTGATGCTGACGGAACACCGATTGCCATATTGCTTCAGTACGGACACGGAACAGGCACAGGCGGATACGTGCAAGGACGAGACTTCATCAACCCAGCGATTAAGCCGATCATGGACGAGATCGCAAACGCCGTATGGAAGGGGGTGCAGAGCGCATGAGCGTCGATCAGAGAATCGTCGAGCTGGCATTCAAGGGAGATTCATTCCTGAACGGAGTGAAGAACTCGCTTAACGCCATCAAGTCGCTAAAAGACGGGCTTAATGGCCTGAAGGGCGGCGAGAAAGACCTTAACGCCCTCGACGAAGCCGGCAAGAGGTTCTCTCTTGCGAACATGGCCAACGGGATCCAGAACGCGACTAGTCACTTCAACCTGATGAGAATCGCGGGACTCACCGCGTTCACGACTCTCGTCCATCAGGCGGTCTTTGCCGGAGAGAACATCCTCAAGGCGATGACGATCGACCCGATCAAGGCCGGGTTGGACGTCTATGAGACCAAGATCAACGCGATCCAGACGATTCTGGCAAACACCGCTTCCGAAGGAACGAACCTAGCCCAGGTTACGGCTGCGCTGAACCAGCTGAACGACTACGCCAACAAGACGGTGTACAACTTCGGCCAGATGGCGAAGAACATCGGTACGTTCACCGCTGCCGGCGTAAACCTGAAGGACTCGGTTGCCTCGATCAAGGGCATTGCGAACCTGGCAGCACTATCAGGTTCGAGCGCCGAGCAGGCCTCGACTGCGATGTACCAGCTGTCTCAGGCGATCGCTGCCGGCAAGGTAAATCTCCAGGACTGGAACTCGGTCGTCAACGCCGGACTAGGCGGCAAGGTCTTCCAGCATCAGCTCGAGGAGACCGCGCGAGCCACCGGCGTCAACATCGACGCGATCATCAAAAAGGCAGGCAGTTTCAGGAACTCCCTGCAGCAGGGCTGGCTGACCAGCGATATCCTGACCAAGACACTGGCGACGTTCACCGGTGACCTGAGCAGGGCGCAACTGAAGGCGATGGGTTTCACCAACCAGGAAGCTACGGCGATCCTGAAGCAGGCCCAGAACGCGGTCAACTCGGCCACGCAGATCCGTACGGTGACGCAGCTGTTCTCTGCCCTGAAGGAAGAAGTCGCGACCGCCTGGTCGCACGTCTTCGAAGCGATCATCGGCAACATCGGCCAGGCCACGAGCACCCTAACGAGCCTGCACAATGTCGCGGAAACTGCCCTTACCACGCCGATCAACAAGCTGGCTGAGCTCCTCACGGCGTTCAGGAAGCTCGGCGGGTTCGACCTGATCATCCAGGGCATCACCGAGGCATTCCATGCTCTCAGCTCCGTACTGTCTGTCATCGGAGCAGCTTTCCGTACGGTCTTCCCGTCCAACGGAGGATCGGCGGCGCAGGGCCTGATCAAGATCGCGATCGCCTTCCAGGACTTCGCTGCGAAACTGCAGCCGTCCCAGAAGACCCTTAACGACATTAAGACCATATTCACCGGCTTGTTCTCTGCGGTGAAGATCGTTATCGACGTCGTCGGCGGCCTGGTTGGCGCCTTCTTCAAGGTGGGTAGCGCTGCCGGCAGTTCGAGCGGCGGATTCCTGCACATCATCGCGAACATCGCCAGCCTCATCACCAAGGTCAAGACGTTCATCGAGTCCGGCAACGTCCTGGTGAGCTTCTTCCATCTCCTTGCTGCTGTCATAACGCTCCCGATTAAAGTCATCGGCGCACTCATCGATAAGATCTCCGGGTTCGGAGGAGCAGCCAGCGCTGCCGCCTCTGGTGTCGGAGGTTTCGTTCAGAAGATCGGTGCCGAGTTCTCCAAGCTCAGCGACGCCATCGTCAACGGCATCAGGAGCGGAGACCTGAGCAAGATCGGTTCGATCCTCAACCAGATCCTGCTGGGCACCGTGCTTCTCAAGATCAGGTCGTTCATCAAGGGCATCGGTAGCGGCAGCGGAAGCGGCGGAGGCCTGTTTGCCTCGATTAAGGAATCCTTCGAGAGTCTCACGAACTCCCTGGTAGCTCTCCAGACGAGGCTCAAGGCCGGAACTCTTGAGACGATCGCCATCGCTGTCGCTCTTCTGACGGCATCGCTGGTCGCGCTCTCGTTCGTGAACATCGCGAACCTGACGAAAGCCATGGTGGCGATCACTGTTCTCTTCACGGAGCTCGGCGTTGCGCTGAAGGTCGTCTCGAGCGTAGCGGGCTCCGCGGGAATTCTCCAGATGGCCTCTATCGGCCTGGCGCTTAACCTCCTGGCAACCTCGATTCTTATCCTCGCAGCCGCTGTAGCCATATTGTCGAGGTTCAGCTGGGAAGGCCTAGCCAAGGGCCTGAGCGCTATCGGCATCCTGCTAACCGAGCTATCGATAGCCACCAGGCTGATGGCGGCTAATACCAAGGGTCTCATCGCAACCGCTTTCGCGATGAACCTGATGGCAACGGCCCTGAATCTCATGGCTCTGGCTGTCAGGCAACTGGGTTCGCTCGACTTCGGCACTCTGGCCAAGGGGATCGGTTCAGTAGCAGCGTTGCTGACCTTGATCACCATATTCCAGAAGATCGGCGGAGGAGAGCAGCTCATAGCCTCGGCTGCCGGCATGATCCTGATCGGTGCAGCTCTGAACATCATCGCTGCCGCGGTATCCAAGCTCGGTTCCCTGTCTTTTGAGACGCTGATCAAGGGTATTGCCGGCATGGCCGGTGTGCTCCTGATTCTTGTCGTGGCGATGAACGCCATGGATGCTGGAATCGCCGGTGCGGCAGCGATGGTCATTGCCTCAGCGGCGCTCCTCATCCTCGCCAATGTCCTGAGGACGATGGGCGCAGAGTCCTGGGGTGCGATCGGCAAGGCGATGGTCTTGCTAGCCGGCTCGCTGCTCATAATGGCAGCTGCGATGATCGTTATGACCGAAGGTCTTCCCGGTGCTGCGGCACTTCTTGTCATGGCCGCTGCTCTGGCAATCCTGACGCCAGTCCTGATCGCTCTAGGGCAACAACCCTGGGGGAACATCGCCAAGGGCCTGCTTGCGCTGGCCGGGGTGTTCGTTATCCTAGGCGCTGCCGGGATTCTTCTGGGCCCGCTGGTTCCGGTCCTGCTTGGTCTGGGGCTTGCCATCACCCTGCTGGGTGTCGGGCTTCTGGCTGCTGGCGCAGGTGTTGCGCTATTCGCTGTCGGATTGACTGCTCTGGCAGTGGCTGTTACTGCTTCAGGCGTCGCGATTCTAGCGTTCGTCAAGAGTATTCTCAGCCTTATCCCAGCGACTCTCGCAGCTATCGGAAGGGGCATCGTAGCCTTTGCTGTTGCGATCGGAAACGGCGCATCGGCTCTTGTCAGCGCGTTCGCAAAGATCATCACGGCAATCGCCGAAGGAATCACCAAGGCCATGCCAGCCATCGGCAAGGCTATCCAGGCGATCCTGACAACGGTCCTAAGCCTGATCAACAACAACTCGGGCAAGATCATCACGACGTTCCTGAACATCATCCTCCAGATGGTGACGAAGATGGCGTCGTACGCTCCGAAGTTCGCCAGTACAGCGACTCAGCTGATCATCAACGTGCTGAACGCGATAACGGCTAAGGTCCCGTCCATGGCGGCGGCCGCGGTAAGGCTTATCGTGGCGTTCATCAGCGCAATCACGTCGAGCACAGTCAAGGTCGTCAACGCTGCTATAACGATGACCATATCCATGATCAACGGGATCGCGAACTCGATCAGGTCGCACACGCCGGCGCTTCAGTCGGCAATGCGTAACCTGGGCAGCGCGATCATCCAGGCCATGATCGGTGCTATCGAAGGCGGCCTTTCCGGCGTCGTCGGTGCCATCGCGCATGTGGTCTCGAGTGCCATCAACACGGCTAAGCACCTGCTGGGTATCAACTCCCCGTCAAGGGTGTTCATGGAGATGTTCAAGTCGGTTCCCGAGGGCGCTGCCCTGGGCGTCACGAACAACAAGGGCCTGCTTGTCACAGCCCTTGGGACGATGACCGATGCCGCGGTTCAGACTGTCGGTCGTTCTCTGTCCGGGATGAGCAAGGTGATCTCGGATAACATCGACGTCCAGCCTAAGATCACTCCGGTGATCGACCTGACCAGTGTCAAGGACGGCCTGACTGCCATATCTGGCCTGACTGGCACGACGTCGATCAAGGCTACCGTCTCGGCGTCCAACGCTGCATCCATATCCGCCGCCAACGCAGCAGCCGCAACTCAGGCTGGCCTCCTTGCGGGCGGGCCTCAGCAGCTCATATTCACCCAGAACAACACTTCCCCGGTGGCGCTTGACGCCATCACCATCTACCGTCAGACCAAGAATCAGCTATCGATTGCGAGAGGAGTCCTGACCGGTGCTAACGCAGGTTGACGTAACAAACGTCCGCAGCAACACTCTGCAACTTCCCCTGCTGAGTGCGGTTAACGGTTACGCCGTCAGGGACATCCAAGGGCTGGATCCCGTCAAGGCGGCGCTTACGACATCGTCAATGGCGCAACTTGACGGGGCTCAGTTCCAGAACGCCCGTCGCGACATCCGCAACATCACGATGAAGCTAGGCCTTGTGCCGAACTTCGTCGACACGACGGTCGACTCGCTCAGGCAAGGTCTGTACGACTTTCTCATGCCCAAGTCGAACATCGGGCTAACCTTCTGGAAAGACGGAGTCGTCTACGCGGTCGCCTCGGGTCAGGTCGAGAGCAACGACAATAACATGTTCTCGGCCGACCCCGAGGTCGATATTTCGATTCTCTGCTACGACCCGGACTTCTACGCGCCATCGCCTGTCGTCTCGAGCCTTTCCACGGTCACGACGACGGTCACCACGCCGGTAACCTATTCCGGTAACTCGGACGCGGGGATCATCTTCGCCCTGAACATCAACACCGTCCTGTCGGGCTTCACCGTCTACAACCAGCAGCCTGATGGCACGATCACATCGTTCGCGGTCTCAGGCTCGTTTGTCTCCGGGGATGTCTTCACCATCAACTCCATCCCCGGGCAGAAGGCGGCTACCCTGACCCGGAGCAGCGTTACTACCTCGGCCTTGTCGATGGTAGACCCGACTAATGCCGGCTGGCCGGTGTTCCAGAAGGGGTCCAACCTGTTCCGGGTGCTTGCCTCGGTAGCTTCGATTCCTTACACGATCACCTGTACGCCTAAGTACGGGGGCCTGTGATGGCTGACAAGTACGAGTGGTACACCCTGAACTCGTCCTGGCAACGGGATACCGTGATCGAGGGGTTCGAATCGTTTATCTGGACCGAGCGATATTCGAGTTACGGAGACTTCCAGATCGTCACCAAGTCAACCCGTAACTCGAGAACGCTTCTTCAGCCCGGTGTGATGGTGGCCATGAAAGGCTCTCATTACACCATGTTCATCGATACTGTGGTGGACGAAACGGGATCGGACGGAATCAGGAACCTGACGGTGACTGGTAAGTCCCTCGAGGCGCTCCTTCTCGACCGGGTTGCAATGCCGGCTATCGCGGACACGACGACCACTCCGGCGTGGGTGTTGTCTGACACGCCAGGGAACGTCATCAAGACGATGTTCACGGACATCTGCGTCACTGGAGTAATCAATTCCGGAGACATCATCCCGCAGTATCATTCCGGTACGCTGCTTCCGGACGGGAACATCGGAGAGCCGACAGACATCATCACGGTCTCGGCTCCGCCGGACACCTTGTACAACACCATCAAGAAGATCGCCGACACGTACTTCCTCGGCTTCAGGATGCCGCGGGACGGAGACACAGGTAACGTATATTTCGAGGTCTACGTGGGAAGCGACCGGACATCGACTCAGGCGACACTGCCGCCCGTCGTGTTCGATCCGAACATGGAGAACCTCGAGAAGCCGACTCTGCTATCATCCACAGCGGCGATCAAGAGCGTTGCCTATGTCTTCGCTCAGAACGGCTCGGCGATGGTGTACGCCGTTGGCGCGGATGTTACGGCTACGGGTACTGGACGACGGGTTCTGCTGGTCAACTCAAGTAACAGCGAGCCAGCGGGGGCAACACTCGATGCAGCCTTGCAGACCGAAGGCCTGACCGCCCTGGCTAACCAGCGGCTTGTCTACGCTTTCACCGGCGAGCTCCCGCAGCATATCCCGTACGTCTACGGTGTCGACTATTTCCTCGGCGATCTCGTTGAGGAGAGGAACGGAACCGGCTACGGGAACCAGCTGCTGGTCACGGAACAGATCTTCTCATCAGATCACACAGGCGAGCGGTCATATCCGACGCTCACCATCAAGCAACTGATCACACCAGGTACCTGGGTCACTGAGCCGTCTACGCTTCACTGGGCGGATGAGGACCCGAGTGTTATCTGGGCAACGCTTTAGGAGGAACCGACATGCCAGTAGGGGATGCCGCTGCCGCGTACGGCCTTGCGCTGGTTCCGGACTCCGGATCCGGCGGAGAAGTCCGTCTCGGAGCGCAGGAGATCAACCGGACCCGCGACTATGTCGCCAACCTCGGTACGTCCATTCCCACGACGTGGCCGGTCAACAAGGGAGGTACGGGTGCAACTGACGCAGCAGGCGCCCGTACCAACCTTGGTTTCAGCTCAGGTACCGCAGATCCGTCTGACGCAGTCGGCGGCGCGGTCGACGGGAACATCTACTTCCATATCTTGAGTTAGCATGCCTAGCAACTCAGGCTGGGTCACCTCCTACGGGGGGAAGATCATAATCGATGCTAACGAGGGAACGCTCGACGAGCCGAACAACCGTTCTCAGATCACCGTTACCGCCAAGATCTACAACGGTAACGCCAACAACGCTGGCCCGAACAGCAACCCGTTGTCGAGCGCCATGACAGGGTCTGATCCGGCTGGCGATAATCTCGGTTCGTCAGGTCCTAACTGGACGGTGGGTACCGTTACCCCCGGATCAACCAAGACCATATTCACCAAGACCGTCTGGGCTGCACATAACCCAGCCGGAGGCGGTACGGCCACCGTCGGGTGGAACTATCACCTAATAAGCGGTAGCGCGACAGCTATCTTCGGGTCAAGCGGAACCATATCCGTAAGTGTGCCCCTGTCGCAGCTAGGCGGAGCTCCGAACGCGCCTGACGGTCTGGTCGCAAGCAACATCCTGCCAACTTCGCTGACCATATCCTGGAACGCAGTGTCAGGAGCCACGAACTACCTACTCGTAGGCGATCTTGGAGACTCTATAACCGGAGGAGCGATAGAACGCGATTCCGGCGGAGGTCTTTCGGTCAACTTGACAGGTCTTGCGGCGGGCAAGGATTACACATTCGAGGTCTACGCCACTAACGCCGCGGGAGCATCACAACCGTCAAGCCCGTATACAGTCCAAACCCTTGCGGGGTCTTACATCAGAGTCAGCGGCGTATGGAAGACAGCGATTCCGTACGTACGCGACGGAGGCGTCTGGAAGATGGCGCTTCCTTACATCAGACAAGCAGGGTCCTGGAAACAAACACACTGAAGCGAGGGAGAAGGTGAAGTGGCAGTCGATACTGCGGCACGTAATCCAGGACTATGCGATGACAGGGTTCGGCGCGTGGATCATCTGGAAGCAGGTGTACGCAACAAGCCCCAACGGGTACCTGGCCGCCATCGGGTTCGCGTGCATGTTCCCGGCGGCAAGGTCGGCAGTACTTACCATCTTGTCTTCGCCTGGACAATCGTCGCCCTCTCCTCCGGTTCAGGAGGAGTCATCGTCGCAATCCTCACTACGAAGGGGCGATAATGCCGCAACGGATAATCAGGGACCCGCGTTACAGCTTCGTGGTTTTGGTAATAGTGTCGGCTATCCTGGCTTTCATAGCAGTAATGGTTTCCCTGAAGGCGATCAGCGACAGCAATCACAAATGGTGCCAGATAGTGGACACGATCGTGTCCGTACGGGTACCAGAACCCGTTGGAGCTAAACCCGATCCAAGAACGGTACGTGCTTACAAGTTCTACACCGAGTTCGTCGACCTGAAGCGTTCTCTCGGCTGTTAGGTCATATTCATAAGGAGAGGCATTGAAGTTGAGTAATGGAACGTACAACGTCCTGAAGTTCATCGCGCTGGTGTTCCTTCCAGCCCTCGGCACAGCGTATTTCGCGGTCGCCGGTATCTGGCACCTGACGCACACCACGCAGATCATCGGGACGATCACGGCAGTCGACACCTTCCTGGGTGCTCTTCTGCACGTGTCGACCAAGTCATATTCGCCTCCGACGAACGGCGCGCTCAAGGTCGACTTGAGTAACCCGGACAAGGAGACGTACACGCTGGACGTCACGACGCCGATCGAGGACATCAAGAAGCTGAAGCATCTCGTCCTCGCCGTGGAGCCGGGCTCGTCCATCGAGATGAAGACGACCAGGCCATGATGCCGGCGAAGCAAAGAATCGAGCGAACGGCGCTCCAGGCCCAGCCGGGTGACTTCGGCGTCGTCCACATGGGTGGCGACGCGGGCAAGTGGATTCACATCGGCCAGATCGCATCAGGGATCCTGGCAGGCGATGACGAGTTCAAGGACTACGAGCACGCGTTCGTTTACGTCGGCGGCGGTCAGATCGTCGAAGCCGAGCCTGGGGGAGCACGGCTGACTCAGGTCCACTACAGCAACATCCTCTGGTCGACCGATCGTATTCCGCTGGATCTCGTTCAGCGGAGGCGAATCGTCGAGGCTGCGCACGGCTACGTCGGAACTCCGTACAGCGCTGCGGACTACTTCGCGATCGCAGCGAAGCGGCTCGGTCTCGGCGTGGCTGTGCCAAGCCTGAGGGCTTATGTCGCATCATCCAAGCACATGATCTGCTCGCAGCTAGTCGATCAGTGCTATCAGGACGCAGGGGTCCACCTGTTCGAGGACGGTCGCTGGCCCGGCTACGTTACGCCGGCGGCCCTAGCGGGTATTCTCAAGTCATAGTCGCGAGAAAAACACAGCCTCTAGTGAGAGCCTAACGAGAGGAGAATCGTGTTTA